CGCGGACGGCGGCAACGTCACCGCCGAGGTCAACCATTATCTCAACCAGTTCAACGGCTATGTGGGCCAGTGCGTGCTCGCGTTGGATTGGGAGTCCAACGGGAACGCCGCTTGGGGCAACGGCGATTGGGTGCGCCAGTGGGTCAACCAGGTGTATTCGCGCACCAAGGTCTGGCCCATCGTGTACGTGCAGGATTCCGCCGTGTATCAGATTCCGTCCGACGTTCGCGCCCATTGCATGCTGTGGAAGGCTCAGTACGCTTCCATGAACGCGACCGGCTGGCAGTCCACTCCGTGGAACGCCGGAAGCAAGGGCGAGGGCATGGTGCAGTACGCGTCCACCGGCTATCTGAACGGTGTCGGCCCGTTGGACTTGAACCTGTTTTTCGGTGAGCGTGACGCATGGCAGAAAATCGCGAACGGCGATAGGGGTAAGACCCATGCCGAGGTGAAACATGATCCGGTCAGACCGCAGGTCACTGCCGCGCCGGACTACAATGACATGGCCACGAAGGTGATTCGCGGCGTGTACGGCAATGGCAATGAGCGTCGTCAGGCTCTTGGCGGTGCCTATGACACGGTGATGGCGATTGTGAACCAGCGTCTTGGCGGTTCTGGTGGCGCGTCGTCCGCCGCGAATTGCGGCAGCGTGTGCGTGACCGTCCGCGGCGGTGACACGTTGAGTTCCATCGCGGCCCGTAATGGCGGTTCGTGGAACCAGTACACGGGCTACCGTTCGGGTAATCCGAACGTCATCTACGCTGGCGAGACCGTCTGCCGTCGCACCGGCACGGCCACGGTCGCCACCGGTGGACGGTACGTGGTGCGTGCCGGCGACACCCTCGGCGGCATCGCCGCGTATTACAGGGTCAACATGTACAGCATCCACGGGTATCGTTCCGGCAATCCGGCGTTGATCTATCCGGGCGAGACCCTCTACTGGTAAGGAGACTAATTATGGTCGATGAAGTCAAGGAGACTAATCATGACGGCGAAAAGCCGGAAGAGGAAACTGGCAAGGAAAACAACTACCTCCTGCCAGACAAGGCGTACAAGGCGTTGAAATGGCTTGCGTTGATCGCTTTGCCCGCTTTGGCCGTGTTCGTGCATGTGGTCGGCCCCGCATGGAACCTTCCATGCGTTGACCAGATTGTGACCACGTTGAACGCTCTGGCCGTGCTGGTTGGCGCGTTGATCGGCGTCAGCGAGTTGAAGGCCCGGTATTCCGAGTAGAAACCTTTCATTTCTCTAACATGATGTTGGAGAAGTGTAAGAATACTATGCCCAACTAGTACGTCCTGTGTACAAGTTTGCCCCTCTCTCAGCGATTACGCTGAGGGAGGGGCTTTTTGTGTTTCGCACGGTAGAATCATCATCATGACCAAGAAAGAGCATGATGATTTTTGGACGAAGTGGAAGCGCGAGCTCACGAAGGATGTGAAGGCCGACAGGATACACGGCGGTGAGGCTGATTTCAGCCGAATGCATGGCGTGACATTGGACACTCAAAAACTGTATGACATGCTACCGCGAGTCTGAATTGCCCCTCTCTCAGCATTGCTGGGGGAGGGGCTTTTCTGCGTTTTAGGGCTTCTATTCGCCAGCCCGTTCTATCTGCTTCAAGTCTAATGCGGAGTTCATCGTTTCCATCGCGGCCAACCGTTCTTTCAACCCGGCATGACGGTAGTGTTCGACCATTAGACGGCTGGAATGGCCCACGATTTCCTCGACCAGTCCGACATCCACGCCCATTGACATGAGGATGGTAACGACGGTATGACGGGTTTCGTGACGGCTCCTATGCTCCGCATTGGGTACTCCCGCCGCTTCCAACAGTTTGCGGAACTGTTCGATATCCTCTTCCGGTTCGATAGGGGAGCCGTCATCATGACGGAACAGGAGTCCATGCGGGTTCGGTATTTCAGCGGTATCCACCAAGTATGCTCCGAGTGTCTGCGCCAATGCGGGAATGATTGGCACTTTCCTTCCACGCTTCGATTTCGGCGGGGTGAGACACCAGCGGCCTTGCAACTCGATCATGTCGAAGCCGTCTGGAATACGCCACCTCCATTGCGGACATGCGGCACCACGCTTGTATCCGCACGGGTACACGCCTTTACGGTCTGGTTCGCCGCAACCGTGCTCCTTCTTCAACTCCTCCAGTTTCCAGTTGACGGTGTATTCGCCGTAGGGGATGCCGTTTGCCGTGGTGGTCAGTTCGAGGTCTTGGAGCGAAGCCCCCAAGATTTCGCCGGGGCGCATACCGGTGCACAGCCTGAACCATTCCCTCGCACCCTTGCGGATGCCCAACTCGTTGGCGGCTTGGAGGATGCGTTTGGCTTCATCGTCGGTGAATGCGGTACGCTCGTGCGCTTCGTTCTTGCGTTCGTCGGCAAGACTGATGTCCTTGTCCTTCGGAGTGGGAACGCCACCCATCGGATTTGTGGGAAGAATCCTATCCGCTACGGCGGCATTGCAAATCTGGTTCAACGTGGTGTGCGTCTGGCGGCGGAGACTGAGACTGGCCTTCACGTGCATTTTCTTACCATCGATGGTCTTCGCGACGGTAAGACCATTTACGATGCGGTCGCAGACTGCGGCGTTCAGGTTCGACATTTTCTGCGAATGGTACGGGCGCAGATGCTTGCGGACGATGGTTCGATAGTTGGCGAAAGTCTTCGGGTCTGCGTCGCGTTCCCTGCGTTCGAGCCATTGTTCGGCGTATGCTCCGAGTGTGATGGAGCTGTTGTTGGTGCTGCCGAATCTGGCCCGTTCCTGTAGTAGTTCCGTCAGTCGCTTGTTGGCGTCAACGTATTTTTTGCAGCTGTATGTTTTGCCATCGACCTTGAACTCGTAGCTGGTGTAGATTTTTACGTTTCCGTCAGCTAGGTGTTTTTTGCGTTCGACTTTGTACGGGTAGACGATGCCGTTTCTTGCTTTGCGTACCATGATTACCTCCTTGCCTCTATATTCTCAGACATTCTCAGACTTCCATTTGACCCGCAAGTGATGGTCAAGTGACCCTCAAATGAGGTTAAACCGTTGGAATGAAGCCGTTTTTCCCAATCGTTCCAAGGGATATTCTATCAGACTTTCTAACTGTTAATCGGACGGTCACTGGTTCAAGCCCAGTCGCAGGAGCCATTCGAAAAATCCCCTTGGAAACAAGGGGATTTTTTCATTTTCAACGACTCTTGGCATTTTTGGCCACCCTTCATGTTTATCCGTCGGCTGAAGCCGTGGCTCGTCCAGCCGTCCATGCGTATGATGAACGCACCGGGTCAATCAAACAAAGGAAGGAAGTCCATCATGTGCACTGGCGTTCGTTTCTCCGACGAAGAGGGAAACATGTATTTCGGCCGCAACCTCGACTGGAGCTTCTCATACGGCGAAAGCATCCTGGCCACTCCACGCGGCTACCACTACGACAACGTGTTCGGCGCGAGCGGCAAAGCCACGCCGAACGCGGTGATCGGCGTGGGCGTGGTCATGGCCGACCGTCCGATGTATTTCGACTGCGCCAACGAGCATGGTCTGGCCATCGCGGGATTGAATTTCCCCGGCTACGCGGAGTTCGTGCATGAGCCGGTCGAAGGCACCGACAACGTCGCGACCTTCGAATTCCCGCTGTGGGTGGCACGCAATTTCGATTCCGTCGACGAAGTCGAGGAGGCGTTGAAGAACGTGACCCTCGTCTCCCAGATCGTGCCCGGCCAGCAGGAGTCGCTGCTGCATTGGATCATCGGCGACAGCGAGCGCAGCATCGTCGTCGAACAGATGGCGGACGGCATGCATGTGCACCATGACGACGTAGACGTGCTGACCAACCAGCCGACGTTCGGTTTCCATATGGAGAATCTGCGCAACTACATGTGCGTCGGCAACGAGATGGCCGAGCCGGCCACGTGGGGCAAAGCGTCCCTGTCCGCTTGGGGCGCGGGTGTGAGCATGCATGGCATTCCGGGCGATGTGAGCTCCCCGTCGCGTTTCGTGCGTGTGGCTTATGCCAACACGCATTATCCGCAGCAGGAAGGCGAGGCGGCCAACGTGTCCCGCCTGTTCCACACCCTTGGTTCCGTGCAGATGGTTGACGGCATGGCGAAGATGGGCAACGGCCAGTTCGAACGCACGCTGTTCACCAGCGGATATTCGTCCAAGACCAACACGTACTACATGAACACGTATGATGATCCCGCCATCCGCTCCTACGCGATGGCCGATTTCGACATGGATTCCTCGGAGCTGATCACCGCCGCCTGAGCATGCGTGGGCTTTTTCGTCCGTCGGTTCCCATACAGACGGACGAAAAAGCCGCACGATTGCCGAAAAGGACATGAAAATGGAGTCGTGCGACAGATCCACTTTTCGGATACCGGCTCTTCCATTGCCCGCTCAATGCCGTTTGACGTCGGACCAATACGACACGCCGGAATATGGACTTCGAGCACTTTAAGTTTTTAGAGTGCGGGGTATGAGCAATACGACGACCACCTGGCATTCGATCCGTGAGGCGTCCATGATTTCCGGACTGCCCGAATCGACGTTGCGTTATTACGAGCAGATCGGCATCATCGATCCGATCGCCCGCGATCCGAGTTCAGGCCACCGAGTCTATTCGGACAAGGACATCGAATCGCTGACCACCATCGCATGCCTGGCGGCGACGGGCATGCCGCTTGAATCGATGCGCGAATACCTGAAGAACCGTTTCGACGGTCCGGAAGGCGCCCGACGGCAGATCGAACTGCTCGACGCGCAATCGCTGCGTCTGGCTGCGAAAGCGGAAGCCCTGCGCATCCAACAGGCGTATGTGTCGCTCAAATCGCTGTACTGGCGAGCCATTGCCGACGGTCATGAGGATGAGGCCAACCGCATCCTGGAGGAAAACAAGGACGTCATCGACAACGTCAAGAAACAGCAATCCCACAAATAAGAGGAGGAAATCCATGAAAGCGGCGATTTATAAGGGCATCAAGCAGATGGCCTGCGAGGAGCGTCCGAAGCCGGGCATCGTTGACGGCGGCGATGCGATTATCCGCGTGGTGCGCGCCTGCGTGTGCGGCTCCGATCTGTGGTTCTACCGCGATGGTGGCAAACCCGTCGACAGCCAGGCTGGCCATGAGGCCATCGGCGTCGTCGAAGCGGTCGGGGAGGATGTCACCATCGTCAAGCCGGGCGATTTTGTGATCGTTCCGTTCCCATACAGCTGCGGCAAATGCCCGGTATGCAAGGCCGGTTTCGAATCCAGCTGCCCGCATGGCGGCTATTTCGGCGATGAGGACGGTATGGGATGTCAGGCCGAATACTTGCGTGTTCCGGAAGCCGAAGGCACTCTGGTCGTAGTTCCCGGCGATGCCAAGACCTTCTCCGATGAGATGCTCGCCTCGCTGCTGACGCTGTCCGATGTGATGGCGACCGGCTATCATGCCGCGGCCAGCGCCGAGGTGAAGCCGGGGGATACGGCCGTCGTGTTCGGCGATGGCGCGGTCGGCTTGTGCGCCGTGCTTTCCGCCAAGCTTATGGGTGCCACGCGCATCATCTCCATGAGCCGTCATACCGACCGTCAGGAGATCGCGAAGAAATTCGGTGCCACCGATTTCGTCGAGGAACGTGGCGACGAGGCTGTGGCCAAGGTGCTGGAGATGACCGATGGATACGGCGCGGACGCGGTGCTCGAATGCGTCGGATCGGCCTTGTCGAACGACACGGCCATGAAGGTGGCCCGTGCCGGGGCCATCGTGGGTCGGGTGGGCCTGCCCCACGACGTCGAAGCCGATATTCCCGGCCTCTTCTTCCGCAATGTCGGTCTACGCGGTGGCCCGGCCGCGGTGCGTACCTATGACATGCGGCGCCTGCTCAAGGAGGTGCTGGACGGCAACATCAATCCCGGTATCGTATACACTGGCGAGTACACACTGGATGATATCCAGGAAGCGTATGCCGCCATGGACGAACGCAGTACCGTCAAGTCGCTGCTGCGGGTCAGCGAAGTCTGATTTCGTGGTGCCCAACGATATTTGAAACGATGGCATTGGGCTCGAATTGAGCCGCGTGAGGGAAGGATATCGACATGTTCGAGGAACTGCATAGGAAGATGAACGCCTTTTGGAACAACGATCGGACGCTGTCGCAGACCGACCCGGAATTCGTCAAGTTGTTCTCCGATTTCGCCTATGACGAAGTGATAAACGAACCGGGTGCCAACCACCCCGATCTGGACGACAAGACCCGCTCCCTGGCGATTCTCGCGGCTTTGGTTGGCTGTCAGGGACTCGACGCGTTCGAAATGATGCTGCCGGTAGCCTATGAGACTGGACTGACCTCCGTAGCCATCAAGGAGATGATCTACCAAGCCACCGCATACTGCGGATTCAGTAGGACCCTGCCGTTCCTGAAGAAGCTCAACGTTTTCCTTGGAGCCGCGAATGTGCATC